GTTGACCATGCGATTTTGTGTGTAGTATCTGGCTGGAGCACGTTGTTTAATTTCTTCGATGGTTTCACGTGGTTGTGCGTTGGATACTGGCTGTGTAATTCCACAGTTGAAAGTGATGGTTTCTAATCGTCCAAAGCGACTGATATAGCTGATGGGAATCAGAATGCTTTGCATTTCTTCTGGATTGATTATGTATTGCAATCCGTTAGATGCTCGAACGTAGCTGCGGAACAGACCCACTGGCACTTCGGCAAACACGCCATCACCAAATGTCAGAGTAATCTGATCATTGACACGACTGGTGATACTGTAAATCTTTCGTTGCTCTGGGGTTAGTTGCTCAACTGCAGCGGCATATATGCTTTCTTCATACAACCATTCGCTTGCAATCGAACCAACGTTGTCCAGCTTGTATAGCCAGTAGTCTTCGTTGTTGACGCCTTCAATGTTGATGTTGACCGTACGGTTAGGAATAGCTTCTGCCAGGTTAAAATCTTGGTTGAGCAAAATGCCTTGTTTGAAAAGAAAGAAGTAACCGGTGTTGTCGCTGCCAAATCCCAAAGAATCGTTGCGGTACAGCACATTAAAAATACCACTGGGTCTGGGAGCAGGTTCATACACATAGTCACGACCTTGGCTGGTGCTACTGACTGCTTCAAATGGCATACTGACGCCATCGACTGTGCTGTTGTAAGAAACAATGGGCAGAAATCCTGGGACCAAATTCAATGAGTACTCTTCGGTACGTACACCTAAGATATTTTGTGTGTTGCCGGGACGGCCAAACTTCTGACTGTCAACCATAGCAGCATTGGTAATGTAGGTAAATTGCTCAAACCAGTTGGGGTTGGTAGGATCATTCCAGTTGACAGTGACATTAGACAAGTTGATGCCGTTGAAATCTGTAATATCTTCAGTTGTGGTAACCGAAAATACTTTTAAAAATCCCTGTGCTGCTTGATTACGCTTGGGTGTATAACTGACCAAGTTGGCTAAACGCACCACTGAATCGCGCCTTTCTGCAGTGTCTAAAAAGTTTTCACGTGCATTTAGATCATTGCGAAATGCCAAGGCCTGACCCATAAACGCCATAACGTCTAGTAAAGCAATAAATTCTGAGCTTTCGATGTAGTCGTTGAATGTTTCTGGGTAATACAAGCGCAGATAATCTACAAAACTCTTGCGTAAAGTTTCAAAATCGTAGCTTTGAAAGTCAGCTTCTCGGTAGGTCTGATACAGACGCTTCCAATCTTCAACTCCAAATATTGCGGTTTGCCGGGTAGTCTTGGCCATAATATCTCACTGTTGTGTTATTTATCGATAGAAATAACGTGGTAGTTTTAGATATAACCGGCTCGTTGAGATTGTTGGTCTAAAAACAGCACAAGCAATTGGTTAACTGAACTGGGTACTACCTGCACCAGCATTTCTATTCGTATGCCGTTGTTTTGCGGATATACTTCGGCACTGGCAAGATACAGCCGTGGATCTTGTGCTGCTACACGTTGTAATTCAGCCAGGATTGCATTTTCAGTGTCTGGACTTTGATTTTCAAACACAAAGCTCCACAATGTGGTGCCGTAGCCAGGCAAGCCCGGTACCTCACCTTGTCTGATGTTGAGAGCGTTTGCAAAGTCGCGTTTAACCAACTCAAAATCTATCAAGGTAAATTTTTTAAATTGATTGATTGTATTGAATCCAACAAAAGTAGTCATGTGCGTATTTAATCCATTATACAATATTAATTCTGCTGAGCGCGGCAGCACCTACTTCGTTGCCAACTCTCGCAGAAATATTTTGTGCTTCAGCTTCTGATTTGCCTTCTCGTTTGGCCTGTTCGTAAGCAGCTACTCTGGCGTCCTGCTGCTCAGCTCTAATATCAAATGTTTGTGTTCGATCTTTGGGTTTAAATTCTGGAGGCGGAACCTTGGGATTGCCAATTACTGAAACTACAGCAGAGTTGATTCCGTTTCGGCTGACAGTTTGAGTAGCTCCAAAAATAGCTGCAATGATTCCACCAAAATTTCCCAGTCCTAACTTGCTGGTAACCAAGCTGACAGCCTGTTGCGCATTCTTAGACAAGCTGTTGATTTGATTTACAATCTTTTGGTTGGCATTGCCTTTAACCCACTCAGTAACTGCCCCTGGTCCAAATTTAACAGTGGACTGTATCAGCGGCGCCAACTGTAATGGTTTTTCTAGTCCTTTTAGCACCCCTGATGCTCGCAGTTGAGCAGCACCGCGACGCATGAGATCCTGTTGCATTAGACCCTGTAAATTTACATTGCCGAGTATTCCGTTGATGCCGTTGACATTGTTTTTACCAGTCCAAATAGTAGGACTTGTCAGCAATGCATTCAAACTTGACGAATTTCCAAGATACTGCGAAACTGTGCCAGGTTTGACAAATCCCAGCTGTTCCAGCTGTATTGGCGAAATCCCATACTTGCCAATTCCTTTTTCGACGCTGAATATATTGAACGGTTGATTCACACTGGCTGCTGCACTGCTCATCATGCCAGTGAGTTCCTTAGAGTTCAAGCCAGGAATATCGACAGTGGCCGGTGGTTCTTTTAGTACTTGTGCAGCGTTGACCGGCACAGTAACCGGTTCATCAGCCAACTGTGCCACAGCTTCGGTACTGGGAGGCGGTGGAGCTGCTGCGGCTGCTGCTGCTTCTGCTGGTCCGCCTTGATCCAACGCAACTTTGACTTCAACACCACGATTGTGATAAGGATACGGCTCGTGTGTAGGAGCACGGGTCACAATAGTTTTTAGTTTGCCTTCTTCTACTTTCCACCCCACATTAGTTTCAAATATGGTATCCGGCAATTCTAAATCTTCTATCACTGTTGGCTTGCTAACTGATCCTGGACTGGCGCCACCGTTGAGATCGATGGTTCCGGCTTTGAGAGCCATGCTGCCCCCGGCATCCCAGCCGCCACCTGAACTTTTCATGTTCAAAGCACCGTCGCTGAGTACGCCAAAGTTGCCTTTGCTGTAAGCTGCTAGTGTGCCTTCGGCTGCTAACTCAAGATTTTTTGTGCTGTTGATTTTTACACTTTTGCTTTTGATATTGATACTTTCACCGGCAAACATGTTGATGTTTTTGTCGGCATGTAAGTTAATATCTCCTTCGGTTCTCACGTTGACTGAGTTGGTAGAATACACATCTAAGGTGCCTTCTGTTCCTAATTCGATCCAACTTTGCCCGTTGGCATGTATGATATAAAAGCAGTCGCCGTCATCACTCATAGTGATTTGATGACCCTTGCTGGTGCGTATGCGTATTAGATTGTCAAATCCTTGCAGATCTCCGTCATCCATCACAATGCTGTGTCCGCCACGTCGACTAATAATCTTGACATCTTCCAATCGCTTGGCGCTGGAATTGGTCTTGTCGACAATGTTTTCTTTGTTTTCGTTTAGACCAGCTTGATAAACTGGTCGTCCTGGAGTACTGATACCGTAGACAGAACTGGGACTTTCTCGTTGACTATTGCTGGTGATAGGGCCACGTACAGTGTCGTCAATTAGTCCTTGCTGCAGCATGATGCCAGCCACATATGAATGCACTGGTTTCTTCTGATCGTAAAATCTGGGATTCTCATCAATTTCTTCGTTTTCTACGTTGATTTCAGTGACTGGTAGCTGTTTGGCCTTGCTGAAATAATTTTTATCTTTGCTGTCGCCTAGATCAAAATTCTTGCTAGCGCCGATGGCCGGTATCATATGATTAACAGCTGGATCTGGAATACATCCTATGTAGTACCCTTGGTTGGGATCACCTGCAACAAAAAAGCAAATTACTTGGGTACCAAGATCTGGTGGAGTAAACCACATGCCGTAACTTTGAGTATTGCCAACGTAATCGCCTGTACCAGTATCAGTGCCTGACTGTGCTACTGAACCATAAAAAGGCGGCACATAACTAACTGTACGCCATAGACTTGTGTCATCTGGATCCTCGCCACCAAACTGTTCAATGTAAACTTGTAAACGACCAGATCTATTGCTGTCCACATTGTTTTTTACTTCGCCGATAAACGGACCAAATTCTGCGGGGTTACCGCCGCGGTCAAACTTATAACCTTGACCACGGCCACGACTGCGTTGAATATTATCTGACATTAAGGTTCCCTGCTGCTAATTTGTGGTGTTCGAGGTATAGCAGCACCCGGCTGCGTCCCGCGACTAATTGGGACTCCCGGAAAGCTAATTGCTCCAGCTGCTTGAATCTGCGGTAAAAATTTTTCTACTGCAAGATCTTGACTCAGTCGACGGGCTGTGGTTAAAGCTTGCTGATCTATAAGTTCTCGCTCACGAGGTGTTACTGTACCGTTATTGTTTCTTTGAGCCTGTGCTGTTAACCTTGCGACCTCGGTGGCAAAAATTTCGTTTTCTTTTTGTTTTTGAAAATCGCTGTAGGCTTTGGCACCTGCAGGATCCTTTTGTCTAAAAGTTGTCTCACTAAATGTATATCCTCTTGACAAGTCGCCAGGCGGTTGAGTAGTTCCGCCTGGGCCTACTGGTTGTCCGCCACTGGTAGGTGGCGTTGGCGGTGCTGCAGGAGCTGGTGTAGAAGGATTTGCTGGAGCAGGTGGTGTGGTTGGCGACGAAGGTTGACCTGGATTAGTGGTACCCGCACCGGTTTCTGTGTTTTGCGAGTCAACAGCAGGATCACCAGTATTGTCTTTGATAGCACTGGGAGGAAATGTTATCAATACACCTTCAAGATCCTGAGTAAATCTACCGTTGGCAAATGTACTGACAACACTGACTGCTCGATAAATGAAGCTGTAGGTGGCCAACCCATTGCCAATGGCACCATTGACATACCGGTTAGCTCCGAGATCAGTGCTGCCAACTTCCATTCGACCTGATTGTAAATCGTAGTCTACTGGACTATTAAATCCAATTTCAAACAAAGGTTCCTGCACTTCGGTGTTGATACTACCGTCAGGGAAAAATGGTTCTTGAATTCCTGTGCCTTCAGTTGAACCAAACCAAAATTCACCTTGGTGTATCCATGCAGGATCTCCCAAGATTGATAGTTTGGTCTTGGCCAGATCGCTCGGGCTGTATAACTGTTGGGCTGCGTTTGCCCCGCCTTCGTTGGTTTTTCCTGCCAATCCCTGATCACTTTCGTTGCTGCGAGGCTGGTAAACGTACTTGGCTTCTTCCCGAAAGTTCAAAGTGGTACTCGGTGTTGATTGTCCAATGTTGATTACAACATTATAGAGATAATTAAAATCTTGTTCAAAACTAAGTATCTCTGTATTAAGACCAGTAAACCAGTATAGATATTTTTTATGTGTTCCTTTGAACTTGGTTGAAGGAAAATAAGGACCTTTGATTTCGTTCACACGATACGGGCCCACAACATAGGTTATCTTGTAAGCATAATCTCTACGCTTGGCATCATACTGAATAGGTTCGACTTTAACGCCTATCCGAAACCAATCCACACCTTGCCCATTATCAGTATTTCGTTCTTCTTCTTCTCCATCAATAGTGATAATTTTCAACTGTTGATTATAGATATAGTCGCTGTTGCGTATGGTTTGATCTAAAAATTGAATTATGCTGGTACCGGCTGTGGCGCTGGTAGTTTTAGAGTTGGCAGCACCGGTTTGTACAGCGCCATTGACTTGTTGGTTGGCGTTTTGTGGCTGCACAGTTGCACCTTGTGGTTTAGGTGCAGGACCAGGTGGCAGCACCGACGCATTTTCTAAAGCAGGATCAGTAAAAACAATATCATACACATCGGCAACTTCGAATACACCCGGACCGGCTGCATCTTCAGAAGTGCCAGTTAGAAGTTCCTGATATTGATTCAGTGCTTCGATCAGCCCAGATACAATAGTAGGCTTAGGTGCAGCGGTGGCTTTTGGTGGCGGTTTTGGGGTTGCACCAGCAGTGGGTGTAGGTGCAGGGGCTGGAGGTGCCACTGTAGTACTATAGCTGGCGTTGCCACTTAGAATTTCTTTCAAAGTTGGTGCATTAATTTCTACGTTGTAAGGAATTGTACCACGCATTTGACCAGTTGCTATAGTGTTAGAGACGCAGGCTGCGGAACAATCGTATTCTGTTAATTTGTTAGCAATGCGAAACTTGATTGAACTAAATTGAAAAGGGATCCATTTTTCAATTACTGCAGTTGCGCCAGAGCCAGTTTTGAGACCTTGTGCTTGAACCATTTTGCCTGTGTCGTCGTATCCGTAGAATTTGATCACCATGCAATAATTTTGTGAACCATAACTTTGGTCTTTACCTATGTAGGCTTGCGTGGCTGCAAGTAAGTTAGGTATCAGACTGATGCCATTGGGTTCGATGATTTTAAAATTAAGAGATGAGTTGGAGTGCGGGCTCCTAGTTCCTTTCCCAGGTTGTTGCGTAGTCAATTTCACATCGTTGATGTAAAAATCCAAAGGAAAAAATTGATTGCGCCCGGCTGTGGCATCAGCTTGAGCAGTTGTAGATACGCCAGTTACTCCAGTGTTGCCACCGGGTGTACCTGTACCTGCTGTGGACGAGTTGGGTGCTCCACCGCTGCTCATCAACAGTTGCGCACCGGGAATTTTAAATCGTTTGGTGCGGACTATTTCATTATAGTCCTTGGGCGACAATATGTAAATGCTGATATTGTAGGTATAAGAGGCATATTGACTGAGAATATTGTCTTGAGGAATAATTCTTTCTGAATTGCTGTCTCGTACGGCACGAGCTGCCTGAGATGGTACTGTGTTGTCGTCTCTGGCAACGTTGGTGTTATTTCTAATAGGGGCATTGGTGCCTGTGTTGGCATTGGGAGTAAATGGAACAGGTTGCGATGTAGCCATGTTACTAGAATCCTAGAACAGTTTGTAAAGTGTTTATTTTGGGAAGATAAATTGTGGTTCCTGCGGCAAAATCCCACGGTGGTGCAGTCAAGGTATTGGGATTGCGTTGATAAAATACCCACCATAGGCCGGGCTGTTGATACAGGTCGTAGGCCAGTAGGTCGGGACGATACTGATAGGTTTGATTTATTTCAAACACTGTATCGTCTACCTCTTTGGGGAAGTTACGGTCAGTCATGACATCCAGATAAAACTGCACATAATTTGTCAGGAAGTAGGGGCTTGTGGGGTTATAGGTGGCCATTACCAAAATCCTCGTTGAACCAATGAACCATTGGCAAATCTTTCCAAGCTGAACTCTCGACTCACTTGCGAACGTGTCTGCATGGGCAACAGTACCAGCGTAATCTCCATTTTGGTTGGTACATAGGTTGGTTGCGCACGACCTAATGTCACAGGCGGTGGTGTGGGTCTCATTCCACCAGAGTTTAATCCAGACGCAATCATACGCCCATTCGATGGATTACTGCCACCGACTGTAGTGGTCTGACGATCTCGGCGTTTCAACAGGCTGGTACCATCAATGTTGGGTGCGCCAGCACGAATATAGTCAACATCAGCCGGCAGATTGTAGTTAAATGTCTGCACCACGCAAGGGTTTAGATTAAATTGAAAATCGCCATAACCCTGCAAGAATACCAAGGGCGGAGGACTGCCTCTAAAAGCATCTTGTTGTCCGTAAAACATTTTGGTCACACTGCGGAAAAATTGTATCACTGCCAACAGATAAGCAGCTTCATTTGAATCCTGTGCTGTAAATGTAGCGGTTATATTCAGCTCGCCCACATGACTGCCTTGATAAAAGTATCCACGATAATTGCTATGTGTTAAATCATAACTGTTGTACTGAGCTGTGTAGGTGGTAGTGATTGAGGGAGTGTAGGGGAATATTACTCCGTCTGTGACTTGCAAAGGTTGTAAAATGCCAGGCTCGGCAGCGTTGTAAAGATAATCGCTGCCGGGTGCTAGTCGTAATTTTAGTCGCCAATCGCCAGCGGCTGCTTGTGCTCGCTGTGCTTGTAACTGTGCTTGAGCACGAGCATTGTCTCTTGCGTTTTGTTGCTCTGCAGCTAGTGCTATTTCTGCTGCAGTTTTTGCAGTGGTTGTTACTGTGGCTGGTCTTGCCGGCGGTGGCGGTGGCGGTGGCGGCACCTGCGGATTGGTAGCTGGAGAAACTGGGTTGGGTAAAGCAGCGCCTGGGGGTGTGGGCACAAATGCAGTTTCGTCACCGGTGATGCTGGGAGGATCTGCTGGTGTTACCTGTGGATTGGCAGCAGGTGCCACAGGTGGCGGCGCTGCTGTACGAGCGCGGGCTATTGCAGCATTACGAAAACGGTCGTAGCTTGCTTCCTCTCTGATCAGGCGCTCCCGTAGTTCATTTACTCGCGCAATGACTGCAGGGTTTCTTGGACTGATAAGCTCAGTCCTGAACAGATTGTCCCGCGTCACAAAGACGTCATTACCCAG